AGATGTGTATAAGAGACAGATTTAATGCTTATAATGGTTATCAACCAAGCTTGAAACCACCTGTATTTTCATTTTCGGTAACTTGTTTATTAACTGGTTTACGATCATTTATGGTAATACCTGTAAGGAAAACTTTATTTCCTGCACCTTTTGTTTTTCCGAATCCCTTCGTTTCAAGCATGCGGTAAAAGGTTCTATTTCCAATTTGACGCTCGCCCGAATTCAAACACCATCTGTCATAAATTCTGTATAATTCTTGCGCTTCAATTTTTATTGCTTCGTTTTTTGGTTCAGCCGTATAACATAATTCGTCTAAAAACGGTGCTAATATGTCCATTTCATCTTTGTAATTACCTGTTGCATCTAACACGATTTTCGGTTCATTCAAACCCGATTGTTGCCATTTCAAGCACCCTTCTAGTGCCCAATTCAAAATACCTGACATTTCAAGCGATAATTTTTCTTCCAGTTTTTTATCTCTTTCATGTGGTTTTAAATTTAAGGTGAACGGAATAATTTTTACTCGGCGCCAAATACCTTCATCGACCCCGCCGATAATCGGCTTATGGTTTGTGGTAAAGAAAACTTTAAACTCGGGAGTGAACTCAAAGAACTCTTGTCGTAGGAAGCGAGCTAATATTGGTTCGCCACCTGTAATTGTTTTAACAAGTGACTCTTGTAATTTTTCCCCTTCCTCGGATTCGACTGCTGAAACAAATCTTGCACTTGCTAACCTTGCAATGTCGTTATTTGCACCATCATTTTTCTTTTTAATGAAAGTGTCTGACTTGGTTTGAAGTCCATAATCGCCCATTAGTGACTTTATAATATTGATAAACGTTGATTTACCATTACTGCCACCGCCAACAAGGAAATACATGCCCTGCTCACTTATGTCACCTGTCATGCTATAACCGACTAACCGTTGCATGTAATCTATTAAATCGTTGTCACCTTTGAAAATTTGTTGAAGAAAATTAAGCCACATTGGACATTTTGCATTTTCATTAAATTCAACATTTGCAAGTTTAGATAATCGCAATTCGCGATTGTGTTGTTGTAGCTTACCTGTTCGTAAGTCTAAGGTTCCATTTGCACAATTAAATAAAAATTTATGACGGTCAAATTCTTCGCGCTCGGCTGGTACTAATGGCATTAAATCCTTAATACTGTTCATTCGTATATTCCTTTTTCCGCATTTCCTAGCCCACGAACGTTCGTTTTCATCCTCCGATTTTTCTAAGTCACGCAATACTTTATTTGCGATACGTTCAATTTGCAGTTTATTATCAACTTTCCATCGCTTGCCGTCCCATAGCATCCATCCCATTTCAGATACGTAACGTATGGCATGTCCATACTCGTAGGCGATACGTTCGGCATTCCCTAGTTCGTTTAAACGAAATTTCTTTTTTGGTTTAATATCTTCATCAACTGCCACCGCATCAACTGTGTACGATACGTCAAATTCTGCATATTCCTCTTCGTGCTTATGGTCCAACACCGTTGTAGTAGTAGATGTAATAGCTGTAGCAATCGTTCTTTCACCGTATGTTTCGCCTGTATCGGAAAAGTGAATTCTATCCCATTTATCACGCATAAGACTTGATTCACGAAACATTGAATCCATTCTCGACGAGCTTTTCCCTGTCCAAAATGCTAAGTGATTACATAAGGCTAAATCACTAGACGAATGGTCCTCATTTATTAAATTTCCGTTGTACAGGGAACGGATTTCGTCACCACGTTTCGAACGAAACATTCTTTCCCAAAGTGCTTCATTCGATAGCTTAATTTCATCTTTTTCGAACTCCGCTAAATTGATACGCCCTTGTACGTCCGAATCGTCAAAATACTTTTCGAATATCTCTGCCAGCTCGTCCGTTCTATCATAAATTTCGTTTGAATTTTCACGGTTGCCTGTCATCGTAAAGTAACGGCCGTATTGATAAATCTCTAAGCCGTATTTTGCACTTTTACGTCCAGTCCCTACTACAGACTGTGGAAGGCTACCTTTAACAATGATGTGTATGCCTGTACCTGATACACTAAACTCTGTATAGCTATCCAGCGTATCAATGACCTCTTTAGCAAAGTCATTAATAATTGGATTTACTTTATCTTTATCATCACTCGCATACGTCACGCATTTATCAATGTCAATACCGATGTAGTTGTCTTGTCGGCTAAATACAAAGCCGATACCGTCAGCGTCAGTTTCCGTATAAAATTTAGCTGCTGTTGCAAATGTAGACCATGTGCGGCGGTCATTGGAGCGTGCTTCGTTGCCGTCTACTTGATATGGTATTTTCGTATAACGCCCGCCCTTTTTCTCTGCTTTCCACAGTATCCATTGGGGCAACATTCGTAATTCCGATGGTATTTCGTTAAAATTAATTGGTGTTTTCATACCATCACCGACTTTCGTTTAATACCTGGAATAGCTTGTGTATAGCCCGCCTTTTCTAATTGACGTGGCGCTTTTCTGAATACATAGTCAATGTTTTCTCCTTCAATAATCGTTCCGTCATCTTTTAAGTGCTTATTCGGAATCCAAACGTTTTGATTGGTGCCGTTTAACGTAAAGCGCTTTGCGTGTCCTTTCGCTTTTGAAGTACGATGATAAGAACGTTGTATAAGTTGAAGTTTGATACCTTTGTAGTATTGATTTTCAAAGTTATATTTAATTGCCACTTTCTCACCTTCAATCATTGATGCCTTTTATTTTGATTCCAAGTAAATTAATTGCAAATTCAATACCATCTGCAAATGCAATATTTGTATCCGTTCTATCGTGAATAAGATTGTGATTGTATATTTTCGATAAATATTCTTTAGCTTCTTTTTCATCTGTAATTTTATCTACTTCATATCCTCGAACTAGCATCTTGCTTATATTAAAAGCTCCCAAACGATTCAGTGGCTCTCTAATGCCAGTAAAACCTTTTTTGATTACTGTATCGACTATAACTTCCTTGGTATATTCTTTTAATGCCGAATTCATCGCCTCTGCTATCTCGCGACTAACCTTCACTTTTTCAGTCATTCGTTTCACCCCATAATTTTGATAACCGAATAATATGTCTATCTTTTTCAAGTATTGATAAGCTGCTGTCGGAATTTTCTACTATGCGCCAACCTTTACCTAATAATTCTTGAGTAATGCTTGCATGACTTTCTTTGTCATTTGAATATAGCGACGCAACATAGTCGTAATAGCTACCATTAGCATCATCAAATTGTGTATTCCAATTGATAGCGCTTATTCTAATCGACTTTAATCGAGTCATTTGATTCACCTTCCAATGCTTTAAGTACGATGTGGTTTATCGAATACAATGAGGGTTCATATTCTTTTGGGTTACGTGTCCATAATTCGATTTGTTTAAGTGTTTCACGCAACAACATATTTTCATGAATTAATTCGTTATTTACTACTACATTTTCATGTCCTTCACTCGTTTTTAACACTTGCAAATAAACCAATAAATCAACGATTTCCTCGCTTGCATGGTCAATCCATTCGGTTGTTGATAGTCCATTCGGATTCACTGTTTGACCATACTTTTCAAGTCCTTTTACAGTCTGATTAATCAACAATTCTTGCACCTGTTTAAGCACTGGATTGTTATTAATTTCACTTTGAATATCCACTATATTTTCCCTCCCAATACTTTCAGATGATTGCTTTTAAAGAATTGAAAAACGTTTGTACTGATTTTATACATGCGCTTAATATCCTTGTCGCTCAATCCATAATTGGATAATTCTAAATAAGTTTTAAATGTCAATTCGTTTGGAAATTGCGCCTTGATTTTTTGTAATTTTTCGTTGCTATACGCATCGTTTTTAGCCATTTTTAGCCCTCCGCAATGAAAATTGAGTATAAGAAAAGAGAGCCACACGAAAGCAGCTCTCTATTTAGTTTTAATCAGAACGGGAGGTTCTTTTCACCCACTGTAATTGGCGCCCCTGCCTGTTGTGGCGGATTTACTTTTGACACATCATAATATTTTGCTTTAGCAGCAGTTCGTTCTTGACCATCTTTCGTGTATTTTTCATGCTTCACGTTGATTTCTAAATATTTCCCAATCAACTGATTAGCCATGTCTTGCGGTGAAGTGAATGGGTGTCCGTGTGGGAACCCGCAAGCAGCGATTAATGAGTTTACAATTTTAACTGATACTTCGTGCTCAAATGTGAACGTATTATATAAAATTTTTGCGCCTTGATGTGGTTGGTTAACATCGCTTCGAATTTCAAAGTCTACGGAAAGCTTGTCCTTTCCGGCTTGTGTTTTACCAGGTTCAGCATTTACAATACTCGCTTCGTATTTCCCTTCCGCTACTAGCTCAAAGCCTGATGTTACGTTTTCTGAATCGAATTTAAAGAATGACATTATTTATTTTCCTCCTCTGTGGACGGCACTACATCGCCAATTGTAAAGATTTCATTTTGTAGACAAAATTCACGATTGTCTAATTGATTTTTGGCAAACGTGCCATCTGATTTACTTAATATAAAGCCACGCACTTTTGTTTGTGGATTTCGCACTAATCGTCCAACGATTGGTATAATGCCCATGATGTGATTAACTACTTTTTCGCGAATGTCAGGCAAAAATTGATTGTATAGCTGCCCACTTTCGAGTGTAATTTGTCTTGTTGTTTCCCAAGCTGTGAATATCACATTAACCCCAAGCACCTTGAAAGCTTCTACGATACCGATTAAATGATTGTCAAAGATTCCGTAATCTTTCAATTCAGGCTGACCGCTTTTAGTGTTTTTTGCCTTTTCCATCAGCCACAATTTTTGATAGTGTGATAGATTATCAATTACGATATTTTCATAGTTGGCAATATTTTTTTTGGCATAAACATAAAACTCTTTAATGCTCGCTTCGGGGTTGTCTGTATCAATCTTTGCAATATCAATATTTTCCTTGCCAGCCAAAACACGGCTAGTATGGTCAATATCCAACAACAATGTTTTACCTTCTAAATATTGCATTGTAGATGTTTTCCCTCCACCTGGCTCCGCGTATAGTAGTTGGCAAAAATTTTCTTCTTTTTTCATTTCGCTAGCGCTTGTAATTTGCAAGCCTTCCACACTCCTTATTCATTTTCATCTGTAGCAGCTACCTCTACAGTTCCGTCACCGTTTACGCTATAAGGAATGCCCTCATGCTGCACATCGTCGATATTCATTTGTCCTTCGGGCGCATCATCGTCAGGACGCTTGTCCATTTCTTCTTTTGGCGTTGAGTAGACATAATCTAAGTCCACTAAAAAGTAGAAGCCTTTCGAATTATGTTTTTCATGGATTTTTTGCATTGTTAATGCATCATTTTCCTTTGCTTGTGCAACGATTTCCTCCGCTTCTTTGCGTGTATCAGCAAACCAACGTTCTTTTGTGTATAATTTTTCTTTAGCCATTATTTAGCCACCTTTTCATAGTTTTCGGGAAAATTTAAAATTGCTTTATCACCTAACAGCTCATAAGCTTTTTTGTCGTAAGCTTCGGCTGCTAATATTTCATGGAAGTATGACTCACACCAATGTTTTTTGCCATCGACTTGAATCATGGCATAGTAACGATTGCCCTTTTTCGTAACACCACGATATTGTGAAGTAGCGCCACGTTGTTTTTTAACTTGATTAATAACTTTTAGTGGCACTTCCTTGATTACTTCTTTTTCAACGACCTTTTCCACTTCTACAATCTGTGGAGGGCTAAAAACAATATCAATCTCGCCTTTTAACAGCGATGTACGATTGAGGAATATTCCTTCTATTGTTTTACCTTCTGCTGCTTGATTTATTTCAGCCACAATGCTTTCTAAAGATTGAAAACGACTAATTGGTATATTTACACCTTTCATGATTGACCTCCTATCGAATACTTAATGATTGATTTTCTACTAAGCTAGCACCTGCAATAGATTCACCATTTTTAAGTGCTTTTGATAGCTCTGTTTTACTGATTTTCGTTTCGGTTTGAATAAATTGCTGTGGAATAAGCGATTCATCTTCGATTTGCACCGATGTTGATTTACGCAAGCTGAATGTAAACTTATCCGTTTTCAAACGATTGCCTTCCACAGTTAATAGAGCATCATACATACTGTCTTTCATGCGCTTGACGTTGCTCTCCATTGCCTTACGGCGCTCAGCCAAACGCTTTTCCTCAGCCTTTAAACCCTCAATATCCGATTCGATATTTTTAATCACCATTGCATAACCTTCCAGCTTGTCCGCTGTTGCAAGTTCAATTGATTCAAGCGTATCTTCTAAGCCTTCGTTACCGTCCTCAATCATGCGTTGTAACTGCAACAATGCGCCAGTTAATTCATAGAGGGTAGCCATTAGTTAGCACCTCCATAAATAGCGTTTGTGTCGTTGATGATTTTACTAAATTCAGCAACTCTCGAATCAATAGCGCATTCAGGGCCACCTTCTAGATAAATCCCTTCTTTACAAATTGTTTTAATTGAGCCAGGTGAATTTTTAGGATGTTTCATTTGTTTCAATAGCTCAACTTTCATACCAATTACTAATTCATCCGGCTGCACCGCATTTTCAAATTCGGATACATCAAGATTAAGCGCTCGTCCTAGTGCGATGGCTTTACCAATATGTTCGTTGAATACGTCAGATGGATTGCATTTTGCAAACTTTTTATCAGCATAAACTGTATAATCAGTGTTCACTAAGTGCGGAATTGCGGTAATAATTTTCTTCTCTTCATTAACGAATAATTTAACGGTAGTGCTACCTGCGGCTGTTGTGTAAGGCGTTGTATTATTCGTCACGACTCCGCTGTACTTCTCAACAAATCCCTTAGCCTTCTCAATCATTTCAGCACGCTGTTCATTTGCCGATTTTTCGACAATTGCTACCTTTTCAACAAGCTTTGCTTCAAGTGATTCAATCCTCTTTAACGCACCTGTTAACGCACCTCGTAATCCCTCGCTAAATTTGTCTAAGCGTTTCACTTCATTTTCTAATGCTGTGATGCGTTGATTTTTTGATAGTATTTTTTGAATTCGATGTGTGTAACAATCACCCTTTCCTTTTTCTGATTTGAATTTGATGTGATTGTCATTTATTAGATGAGTCACCTCTACGACATCTCCCTTTGTATACTCACCGAAATCCTCTGTAAATTTTACCTTTTCCCCGATTTTAAACTTTGTCATTTAAGCTAATCTCCTTTGTGTGCTACAATAGCACTGTATTATTTTGTTTTGTGCTCGTTAACTACTGCCATAGTTAGCGGGCTTTTATTCATCTTCATGGCTAAAATCATCCCATTCAGATTTATCACGTTCGTCATCCACAGTCTTATTATTGTGGAGGGCACGCCATTGGTCACGCGTATATCCTGTACGATTGACATGCGTAATATCGGGATGTTCAATATCCATTGTCATCACCACCTTTACGGCGCTCTCTAACGAGCGTTTTAAGCAGCTCCGAATACGTAACATCCTCTAATGCCTGTCCTTCAATGTAGCAAATGCCAAGCTTATTTAATTGCTTAATAACGTTATTACGCTTCAACTTTTGCATCATTTCCATTGGCGTAATATCCTTCCGTATAGGCTTTGACTTCCTCAATCGTATCAATGATGCCAAACACACGTTGTTGCATAAGCTTGTATTTTTGTTGCTTGTTTACTAGATTTAGTGCAAATGGTTCTTCTGCTTCACCCTCCATTGCATCAATTGCAATTTCCATCAGCTTATTATTTTCTTCATTTTGCATATCTTCAAGATGTGCGATTAATTTTTCTCGCTCACTAGCAATCTTTTCTTCAATGCCTACGAATTTTAAGGCTGTTGAAAAATCAAGTTTTAATCGATCTTCAACATATGAGTATGTGCATTTGACATCATGGTAAGTAAGATAATTTCCACTTTCATCAGAAATAAATGCAGATGTTGCTACACCATTTTGAAATGTCATATCTTGTACTTCATACTCTTTGCCGTCCACAGTTAACACAGGTTTTAATACCATTTGATAACTTCCTCCTTTGTCGCATTAATTGCGTTACTCACCGCTGCTAATCGTTTGCGTAATGGATATGATAACCAACGTTTTAAGTTCATTGTTTAGCCACCTTTCTTAGTGCCGATTGCTTGTCCTCCACAGTCATTTGTAACCATTGCTTGTTTGTTATTTTCATTCATCTATCAACTCCCCAAATAAATACTCAACAGTCGTGTCAAATAATTTCGCTAACTTTAGAGCTTCTGGTAATGTGAAAGCATTAACCCCTCGTTCTTTTCGTCCATACGTTACTGCGTGCATTCCGATTTCGTCTGCAACATCTTTTTGTTCCAACCTCGCTTCTTTACGCATTACATAAAGTCTGTAAAGCACTTATCCTCCCTCCCTTCATTTGTTTAACGTTGCTACCGTTATATAAGCTATAAGTCCGAATGTATACCGTATTTAGCTCGGTATCACAGCGCTTTGAAAATTATTAAACTGCCATATTAGCAACTTCCGAAAATAAATAATCCATAGATAAATTAGGAAAGAAAATATTTTTTATTGCAGTAGCTTCATCTAAGGTGAACGGGTATTTACCGTTCAATTTGTCCGAAACTGTAGCAACACGAACGCCTATTTTTTCTGCAATGTCTTTACGCTGAATTCCTTTTCTTGCTAGTTCGGCTTCTAAGTTCGGGAATTTTTTATTCATACGATTTCACTCCTTTCGAAAACGCAATTGCGTTGTGTTAATACGAATATTAAACGTAATTGAGTTTTAAGTCAATGCAAAAAACGTTTTTTCGTTAAAATTAAACGAAAATGAGTAAAAAGACCTTGTATAATTACGAAATTTCGTATATAATATTAGTATAAGGAGGTGAAAATAATTGAGCAGAACAGAATATATAAAAAATATGATTGATGAAAAGTGGGATAGTAGAACAAAGTTTGCAAAGCATATTGGTATACCGCCAACAACATTGCAATCAATATTAGAACGTGGAGTTGGTAAAGCTTCTATAGATAACGTAATGAAGATATGTAGGGGTCTTGGAATTACGACAGACAGTTTACAATTTATATCTGATGAAACGACAATGAAAGAAAATGGAGTTGTGTATGATATAAGTAAACGTAATTATTACCGATACATTCCTTTTTCGGTTTCGGCAGGCTTACCAATCGAAATTGATAGTATAACAAACTACGATACAATCGCTATAGCTGATGAATTATTAGGCAAGTATGCAGGTAACAAAAATGTATACTTCATGCGAGTAAATGGTGACAGCATGAATAATTTATTCCCGCATAATTCATTAATAGCCGTTCTTCCTCAAACTGTGGAGGACATAAAAGACGGCGACATTGTAGTGTACAGTCATAACTACGATTATTCAGTCAAAACATTTTATCGTAATCAAGATGAATTGATTTTTAAATCAAATTCAAACAATCCGATGTTTCACGATTATGTGTTTAAAATTAACGATGTAGATTTACGAATACACGGAAAAGTAATTTTGTACATCGTCAATGTTGATTAATTAACAAGCGCTTATTAATTAAAAAAAGAAAGACCTTGCTCATTCGCTTGGTCTTTTCTTCTATAAATCGAAAGGAGTTTTATTATGGCTGTATATCAAGATAAAGCACGTGGTACATGGTACTTTATCACACGTATTGAACAAGCAGATGGGTCTAAAAAACAAGTGAAACGCAGAGGCTTTAAAACAGAAAAGGCTGCGTTATTAGCTGAAGCTAAATTGGAAGTTGAGGGCGTAGCAGAGGAAATAGTTACATTTGAATTTATAGCAAAGGAGTATTTAAAGTGGTACGAAAAGCGTAGGAAGGCATCATCTTATACAAAAATAAGCAGCATCTTCAATGTGCATCTCATACCGCACTTTGGCAAAAGGGAATTACGCAACATAAAACAACGTGACATTATTAAATATCAAGACAAGTTAATTGATAGTAAAATGGCAGCATCGCACGTTAAGAAAATCCATACGACACTTTCCGCTGCATTTAATTTTGCAATTAAAAATGAATACACGAAAGAAAACCCAGCGGCGTTAGTCGGTAATGTAGACTTAAAAGAAACGAAGCACGTGAACTATTGGACGCTCGATGAGTTTAAAGTTTTTATAGCATCTGTGGATGACGATATGTATTATGCATTATTTATGACACTCTATTATAGTGGTATGCGAAAAGGTGAGTTACTTGCTTTAACGTGGGCTGACATTGATTTTAATACCAACATCATCAACGTAGATAAAACGGAATACAATCGCACAGTCACAACAACTAAGACAGAAGCGTCACGTCGTAAAATTTTAATGCCTTCAACAGTTATGTCTATTTTAAAGAAACTAAAATTATCGCAAGCTGCAATGTACCAACAGGAAGTTAAATTGAATTACGTTGTTTTTGGAACAATAAAAGACAGTGTTTCCACAACAACACTCGATAGAAGGTTCGAAAAATATGTTGCAGATGCAGGTGTAAAAAAAATACGTATACACGATTTTAGACACTCTCATGCATCCTATTTAATCAATAAGGGGACTATCATATCAGTAATTGCTGCTCGTCTCGGTCATGGTGATGTAGCAACAACATTGAACACATATAGCCATCTTTACCCAACAACAGAAAAAGAAGCCGTCCTCGATATGGAGAACGACTTCCGACCTGCTCAAGTATTAGAATTCAAGGCTGAATAAACTGGATGTTACCAGAAATGTTACCACACATCTTTCATCCCTTGATAAATCTATACTTTGTGCACCTATATGGAGACGGCGGGAGTCG